GTGGTCGCCAGTCCCAGGCGCAGCACCTGGTACGCCATCCCCGCCGCTTCGGTTTCGGTGATGGTGCCGTGCGTCGCGTCTTTAATCGCGCGCATCCACTTTTCGTACTCTTCGGCGCTGCCCAGCGTGTTCGTCAGCGCGATCCGCGCCCGTTCCGCCGCGTAGCCGAGCTGGGATAAGTCGTCAGCGACCTTAAACGGCTTGCTGAACGCGCTGTACATCTGCTGCGCCGCGTTGGTCATAAAGTAGATGTCTTGCGCGCCGCTCCGCAGCGTCGAGAAGAACCCGCTGGCCGTGGCGTTGGCCGCGTTGAACGAGCCGCCCTGCATCCCCGTTCCGGTGCCCGACACGCCGCGCGCAAACGCGCCGAGCTCGCGCTCCGCCGCCTGCAAATCCCGGCGCAGTGGCGCAAGGTTACCTTTAATGTCAACTTGCACGCCAGCGACGCTTAACAGTCCCATCTCACTCGTCCCATTCCCCGCGCCGGTGCTTGCGGCCCATTAGCTCGCCCCGCAAAAAGCCCCACATGCGCTCTTTGGTTACCAGCGGCAGCGCGTCGAACTCCTGCGGCGTGTAGCCAAACTCCTGCGCGAAGCGATACCGTTGGTAATCCAGGTATAGCTCCGGGGCTATTTGCCCGTCGAAGACAAGGGCGTCATGTAGCGCGTCATCGCTTTTTTTCGCTCGTCAGCCACCGACTCCCACAGCATGGTCAGCAGCGGCGACCACTGTGCGAACATGTTGAGGCGCAGGTACGTGTCCGGGTCCGCCGGATCGCCCCATCCCTCGGGCAGCGCCACGATCATCTTGGTCAAGAACTTCGCCTGTGCCCGCGCCTTGTCCAGGTACGGGATAAGCTGCGTTTCCAGCGACGTAAACTCCGCCCATTCCAGCACGCTGATATTCGACAGGTCGAACTCGACGCCCTCGATATGCACGCGCTGCTCTTCTTGCTTGCCCTGCTCGTTGTCGGCCATAGGTCCTCGCTATAAAGGGGCGGGTTGCCCCGCCCCGCCCTTAACTACTGCTCCACGTGTGTGTGTCGGGGTCCCAGACGCTGGTCCCGTAAGACCCACCCTGCGGGCTGAACGTCGCTGTGCGCACGATGCTGTCGTTGTACGGGATGCTGAACGGTTTCGACTTGAGATAGCAGGGGAACCCGCCTTTCGGCTTGCCCTGCGCGGTGCCCTCCGGCCCGTAGACCAGCGTGCCTTCGGTGCCCTGCGGCAGATTGCCCCACGTCGCGGTGCCTGCCGTGCCGATGTACTTGCACGTCATCGTGGCCCCGTTGATTTTGGTCGTGGGCTTCATGTAGGTGTACTCGTCAGACCCGGCGGTCATGTCGGCCTCATTGGTGTCGTAGGTGATTTCCAGCGAGGTCTGGTCGCCCGAAATCACATAATCCTGCCCGCCCGTCTGAAAGATGACCACCAACTGGTGGCCGGTCAGGCGCTGTGTTGCGCTCATGGATTCACCTCAACCACTGCTCGGATGCGATAGGTCCCGCCCGCTTGCCAATACTGGCGCGCGTCTTCCGTTACCTGGAAGGCCCACGGCGTCATGTGCTGGCAGCGGACCGTCTTCCAACTGCCCCCCAGGGACAGGTCTTGCTCGTGGAGCGCGGTGCGAATGAGTCCGGCCAGGTCGAGTGCTTCCGGCATCGACGCCGCGACGGCCTTCACATCCACCCACACGTCCAACTCGTCACGCGGGGTTTCGTTCAGCGTCCCCCCAGCCGCGATCGTGACCAGGATATATGGCTTCGGGGCGTTCTCCGGCGCGAGGATCGGATAAATGCGCGTCGTCTTGGCTTCGACGCCGGTATCGGCGCTCAGCTTGCCGTACACCCCATGAAACAGCGCGTTAAGCATCGCCTACCCTCGCATCGCCCGCTGAATAATGCCCGGCGCCATCTTGTGCAGCGTTTTGGCCGTCGGGCGCATGAAGGGCCGCGCCGCCATCTTCTCGGTGCCAAATTCCAGGTACAGCGAGTAGTACGCCGCCGCCAGCAGGAACCAGTGATACGCGTCCACCTGCGCAATCGTAATCGAGTCGCGCAGCGTGCCGGTTACAATCCCCGGCGGCTCGCCGGGGCGCGACGGCGACGGCCCGCTGACCAGCCCCTTCGCGGACTTCTGCCCCGTCTCGGCCAGTTCCTTAATGCCCGATGCGAAGCGCTGTTCCAGCACCATGCGCACCTGCGCAAACATATTCGCCGCCACCCGCGTGCTGTACCCGACTTGCATCGCTTAGTGCTCCAGCTTGGACAGCACGACGCGCCGCACAATGCGCATGCTGTGATCGGTGTGCAGTTGGATAATCTCAAACGTCACGTCGCCGATGGTCACACGGTCATTCGCCCGAATGTCGGCATCCCACGGCACGCTTAACTGAAACCACGCCCGCGCCGTCTCCTGCCCTGCGATAATCGCCCGGGCGCCCACCATCGCCAGCGGAATCGGGTCAATCCGGCAGACGACCGTCCCGGCGGGCGCGTACACGTCCGCCCATGCGCCGGTACTGGAGTCCACCGTCCCCGCCGCGCGCTCGATGACCGCCGTGTCCGGCAGCAGACCCAGCACTTCGCGGCGCAGGTCGGCCAGTTCGTCGGGCGTAAACATCAGGCTCATGTCAGATCCGTCCGCACCACGCGCGATGAATGGATGCCGCCGCGCGCCTCGTATTCCGCCGCCATTGCCAGGCAATGCTTGATCAACTGGCTCCGGTTCAGCCGGTGGTTGTCGGTGGACACGTCATACATCGCCGCGTAGAACCCGGCCTTGCGCTCCCACACCGCCGCCGCCGCGCCGTTCAGGTTGTACGACCGCCCGCGCAAGTAGTAGGCCGTGCCGTTCGTGTCCGCCGCAAAGCGCACCACCCCGCGCGCATAATCCACGCTGTAGGTCGCCGTCCCGGCCACATAGCCCTCGCCGTCTTCCACGCGCCAGTACTGCGTGCCGCTGGCCGCTTCCTCGAAGTTGCCCGCTGGCGCGTAGTAATCGTGATACAGCAGCGACCCGTCGGCCCATTCCGGCTCGGGTGAGAGCGGCGTGCGGTTGTGGTCAATGCGGTGCGCGTCGAGCACGTCTTGCAGGTGTTCGTCGCTCCAATACGTTTCGCCGGCGACCGTCGCGTCCGCCGTGCCCGCGTTGGTCATGCCGCGCAAGCGGGTGATGAGAGTCGTCATGCCGGACCGGATTGTCATTACCACCGCTCTCCTTGCGCCACCGAAGCAAGCGCCGCCTCGTAGCCATCCATCACGCGCGAAAAGTCGTGCGTGTCGCGCGCCCACGCCGCCGCAGCCGCGCGGTTCAGCAGCGGGACATCGGCCAGCGCGTCCACCATCTCCGCCTCGTCGGCGCACACAAACCCGCTGACGCAATGCTGCACGTGGTCCGCCGCGCCGTCCCCGTCGAGGCACAGCGTAGGCGTGCCGGTGAGCGCCGCCTCAAGCGGCGTGCGCGGTCCGGCATCCTGGCGGCTCGGATACAGCAGCGCATACGCCCCGGCCAGCGCCTCCCACTTTGCCATGCCGGTCAGCACCCCGCCGCGCGTGCGCTCGCCATATTCCCGCAGCTCGTAGCCCGACGCGCGTGCCACCGCCCGGGCCGCTTCCAGGCCCTTGTTCGGCGCGTTGAGCGCCATGAACAGCAGGTACGTCCCCGGCACGCCGGAAAATACCGGCGCGGTGGCGACGCCTGTCCGAATCCGCCGCGCGGTCGGATAGCGGCGCTGCATGAAGCCCGTCGCCACGACCGCGTTCGGCGGCGTGTAGCCGCATTCCAAATCGCCCATCCAGTTGACGACCGGCGCGTCCGGCTTGTGAAAGCTCAGGTTGTGCGCGTGCGTGCAATCGAGGTACGCGTCGGCGTCTGGCAGCGGCGCGCCCCAGCGCAGCAACACGCCCCCTGGGATTGGCACGCTCCCCGGCGCGGCCAGCAGCGTGACGGCGTGCCCGAGGCCCGCCAGCCCGTCCGCCCATTCCCACGCCGAGCGCGACAGCCCGCCGTGCGAGTCCGGCCCGGCGGGCATCCGCTCATCACTCAGTACGACGACGCGCACGCTTTTTCCTTTTTGGCGCGGCTTTCGGCGCCTCATCTTCGGCAGGCGGCTCGACCGGCTGATCATCGCCCGGCTCGCGCTCAGTTCGGAGCGGCGTCACCTGGAATAGCCGGTGCTCGCCGTCATTGACCAGCACCTCGACCGCGCATCCCTCGAACAGCGCACGCACCTCGTCTTCGGTGTAGCTGCGCAGCGCGTAGCGGTCGTGGCCCGGCGGCGTGCTGCTGATGAGCGCGTAGCGCTCGCAGTTGAGCGCCGCCGCCAAGAGCAGGGACGGGTCTGCCATGTGCTCAAGCGACTCGAACGCCAGCACGTAATCAAGCGAGATTGGCACTGTGGCCTGGTCGGCGTGGTAGAACGTCGCGCCCGGCACTCTCTCGCGCGCCACGGCCAGCGGCCCGTCGAGCACATCCACGCCCGACACATCGTAGCCGCGCGCCACCAGCAGGCTCGCCGGATAGCCGTCGCCGCAGCCCACGTCGAGCAGCGTCGCGCCGTCGCCTTGCTCGGGCAGATAGCGCAACACCT